CATATTCGTTGTGGGGTGAAGAGTTATAACAAACAAAGTATTGAATTTGATAACGGCTCACGTATCATTGCACAGACAACAACTGAAACAACTGGTCGAGGTTTGTCACTGTCATTACTATACGCTGACGAGTTTGCGTTCGTTGAACCTAACATCGCTGTTGAATTCTGGACTTCTATTTCGCCTACACTAGCAACTGGTGGTAAGGCAATTATTACTTCAACACCTAACTCAGACGAAGATCAATTTGCTAACATTTGGAAAGAAGCCAACTATAAGTTTGACGAGTTTGGTAACGAACAGGAAGTTGGACGAAATGGATTCTTCCCGTTCAGAGCATACTGGCATGAACACCCTGATCGTGATGAAAATTGGGCTAATGAAGAACGAAGTCGCATCGGTGAAGAACGATTCCGTCGAGAGCACGATTGCGAATTCTTAGTATTTGACGAAACACTTATTAACAGCATCTGTCTAGCAGGCTTAGAAGGTGACGAGCCTTTTATGAAGATGGGACAAGCACGTTGGTACAAGAAGATTAATCCTATGAGTACCTATTTGTTAGCACTAGATCCTAGCTTAGGTACAGGTGGTGACCCTGCTGCTATTCAGATATTAGAAATTCCTAGTTTTGAACAAGTAGGCGAGTGGCAGCATAATCTAACTACTATCCAAGGTCAGGTGCGTATTCTTAGAGATCTATGTAATTTTATTAATGATGAATGTGCTGCAAAGGGTGTTCAGTCTAGCATATATTATTCAGTTGAAAATAACAACATCGGTGAAGCTGCTCTAGTTGCTATTGAAGAAATTGGCGAAGAAAGTATTCCAGGATTGTTCCTAAGTGAACCTATTAAGAAAGGACATGTGCGTAGATTCCGTAAAGGATTTAACACTACAAATTCTAGCAAGATTAATGCCTGTGCCAAACTAAAACATCTAATAGAAAGCAAAAGATTTCGTGTAAGATCCAAGCCCTTAATTAGTGAACTTAAAGGTTATATTGCAAAAGGTGTAAGTTTTGAAGCAAAAGTAGGCTTACACGACGACTTAGTAAGTGCTACATTACTGGTTATCCGCATGGCATTAATGCTGCAAGAGTGGGATCCGGCAATCTACGATAAGATGCGAGAAGAGCGTGATGACGAATTCTTAATGCCCATGCCTATATACATCAGCAATTATTAATAAATAACACATATGAAAGCTATTCAAATAATCTCTCAAGACTTGTTCGACAAAGTCCGCAGCCGTTTTCAAAACTTAGAAATGGGCGACGAAACCGGTGCAGTAACTATTGATCCGGCCGAAGCAAGATTTTTCGACTTTGATTTTGTCAATGAAGGTGTAAATTTAGGCCGCGTTAGCATCAGTTTAAATGATGTGGGTAGTTTAAAAATTTACTATAGCCAAGGCATTACAGAAAATCAAGACGACCCTGCAAAGCAATTATGGTACAATTTTCTAAGAGAAATGAGACTGTTTTCAATGCGTAGACTGCTACGATTTGACACTAGAGATATTGCTAAAACAAATTTAGACAAAAATGATTTTCAACATCTTGCAGCCACGCAAGGTCCTAAGGAAGAAGAACCTATTATGAACATGAACGAATCACGCTGGAACCAAAAGAGTTCTAAAAAGACAAGCCGAGCAGTAAAAGGTACAACTGAAGTCATTGTTAGACATCACAGCCCTGTTGATGAAATGTATCCGGGCGCACGTAGTCAGAAGAAAAATATCAAGGCAATTTATATTCAAAATAAAGATGGAGAAAGATTTAAATATCCATTTATTCACCCAGCAGGTGCATTTGCCATGGCACAGCACGTTGACCATGGTGGTGTTCCGCACGATCCAGCTGGCAAGGCCATTGTACGTATGAGCGAACAAATTGCTCAATTGCAAGAATTTAGCAGACAAGTACAGCATACACAGCTCCATGATGATGCTATGGGAATTAAAGAAAGGGCCGTAGGCCGACTACAAGAATTAAAAGCACAGATTGAATCATTGAGCAAGCGACACCATTATGAAGCATGGACAGCAAGTTTTGTAGAACAGGATGAGCCTTTAATGGCAGATTTAGATCCTGTTACTATGGAAACATATAAGGCAAAATTTACAGAAACAAATTTTAAAGAAGACCTAGCAGCATTTTTTCCGTTAATTCACAGCATTATGCAAGAAGCTAATACTGTTGACTTAGAAGACTTTGTTAAAGAAGAAAGCGACATCTGTCCAGATTGCAAAGCAGATCCATGTGAATGTAATTCAGCTGTTAAAGAAGACGCATTCAATGAATTTGTAGAGTGGGCAGAAGCAGTTGAGCAAGGCAAATTAACTGATGACCAAATTCAAGCATTAAAGCAAGCAATGAATGAACTGCCTAACGGCGAATTAGAATTAGGGCCTGACGGTTCTACAGCATGGCAATTTTTCAGCGGCCTAGGTCTAACTGATTCTGATTTAGAAGATAAATTTAAATCGGCCTACGATTTAGACCCTGCTGCCGATCCTATGGAAGTTTTAAAAATGTGGGCGCAAGAAAGCTATCCGGAATTATTAGTAGCATTGGGCCTGAGCGGTACTGGTGAAGAACCTGCAGCCGAAATGCCGCCAGCACAACCTCCAGCTGCACCAGAAGCTCCTCCGGCACAACCTCCAGTGGCTGAAGGTAAAGAAAGCAACATGGTGAAGGAAGTTGCTAAGATTGTTAAGAGTTTTTACAATCGCGACAATCCAGAAGTAGGACCATTCCGCGGCGGCGAAGGCATTGTATTAGATGTTAAAAAATCAATCAGCGAAAAGTTTGGCGATGAAGCTGGCGAACAAGCAGCCCAAATGGCAGAACAATTTATGAATAAACTAACTATGGAATGGCAACAACGTCATGGCACACCAGTTAACGGTGACGATGGTCTAGCAAGATTAAAAGAGTTAGTAGGCAACATTAAGGCAAAAGTAGAAGGCGTAGAAGAAGGCGGTCCAGACAAGAGTCAAGTTCCTGCGTACAAGCGTAAGGAGCAAGGCGGCGATTGGAAAATGTCCACTAAAGATTTAGAAAAAGAAAAAACCAATAGTCCAACAAGCTCAGCAGGTTTAGCCCGTAAGAAGGCAGAATTAGGTCTAGGCCAAAATGAATCCGCGGCATTAGAAGCAATTAAGAAACTAGCAGGATTGGCAAAATAAACCATATTATCGCAGCCTTTTAGGTTGCAGTTATAAATAAAACTGTGTATAGTTAACGCTATGCACAGTTTTTCTTTTAGTCAGTTGGCTTTAAGAAAGCGGCACATAAAACTTTATTAAGGAAACATTATTATGGCAACATTAGCAGAAATTCGCGCAAAACTTCAACAGAGCGCACAAAATACCGGCGGAACTTCCGGCGGCGACAACGCAATTTTCCCACACTGGAACATCGCAGAAAACACAAACGTAACAGTTCGTTTCTTGCCCGATGGCGACACAAATAACACTTTTTTCTGGATTGAACGAGCAATGATTAAATTGCCTTTCGCTGGTATTAAAGGTGAAACAAATTCTAAGCCCGTGACTGTGCAAGTCCCATGTATGGAAATGTGGGGCGAAACCTGTCCAGTTCTTACTGAGGTTCGTCCTTGGTTCAAAGACAAGAGCTTGGAAGACATGGGTCGTAAGTATTGGAAAAAGAAGAGTTATCTTTTCCAAGGATTTGTTGTTGACAGCAAGTTTAAAGAAGATAAAACTCCCGAGAATCCAATCCGTAGATTCATTATTGGTTCACAAATTTTTAACATTGTTAAGAATGCACTGATGGATAGTGAAATTGAAGAATTGCCAACAGACTTTGTCCGTGGCTTAGATTTCAAGATTGCAAAAACATCTAAAGGTGGTTATGCTGACTACTCTACTAGTACTTGGGCTCGTCGTGAACGTGCGCTAAGTGAAGATGAAAATGCGGCAATTGCACAACACGGTTTGTTCAAATTGTCGGACTTCTTGCCCAAGAAGCCAGGTGAAGTTGAACTCAAAGTTATCAAGGAAATGTTCGAAGCGTCTGTTGACGGTGAAGCATTTGACATGGATCGTTGGGGTCAATACTTTAAGCCAGCAGGCTATGGTGGTCGTGAAGGCGGAGAAGGCGGAGCAGCCAAGCCGGCAGCAACAACAGCAGCTCGTCCAGCACCAGTTGCTGAAGAATCAGCACCATGGGATGAAGATGTTGCAGTAGCAGAAAAAGCATTCACTCCTCCGGTTGCAAAAGCTGAAACTACAGGTGGTGAAGCATCTAGTCGTGCAGCCGATATCATTGCAATGATTCGTAACCGTCAAAAAGATTAAGGAGTAATAGACTATGGGAAAGGCCTTCGATATTTCGAAGTTCCGCAAGTCTATCACTAAATCTATTGATGGCTTGGGAATTGGGTTTAACGACCCTACCGATTGGATCTCAACCGGTAACTACGCCCTAAATTATCTTATCTCAGGGGACTTCTTTAAGGGAGTTCCCCTAGGTAAAGTAACAGTTTTTGCTGGCGAATCAGGAGCAGGTAAATCGTATATCTGCTCAGGCAACATTATCAAAGCCGCACAAGAACAAGGTATTTTTGTTGTCCTAGTTGACAGTGAAAACGCACTTGATGAAAAGTGGTTAATTGATCTAGGTGTTGATACTAGTGAAGAAAAACTTCTGAAGCTCAACATGGCTATGATTGACGATGTAGCAAAAACTATCTCCGAATTCATGAAAGAATACAAAACAATGCCTGAAGAATCTCGACCTAAGGTATTATTTGTAATTGACTCATTAGGCATGTTGTTGACTCCAACTGATGTCAATCAGTTTGAAGCAGGTGAAATGAAAGGTGACATGGGCCGTAAGCCTAAAGCACTTACATCACTCGTTCGCAACTGTGTTAACATGTTTGGTTCATGGAACGTAGGTATGGTTTGTACAAATCACACATACGCTTCACAAGATATGTTTGATCCAGACGACAAGATCTCAGGCGGTCAAGGCTTTATCTATGCTAGCTCTATCGTAGTTGCTATGCGTAAGTTGAAGTTGAAGACAGATGCAGACGGTAATAAGACTACAACAGTTAACGGCATCCGTTCTGCTTGTAAGATTATGAAAACTCGTTATGCAAAGCCATTTGAAGCCGTGCAAGTAGAAATTCCGTATTCAACTGGTATGAGCCCTTACAGCGGATTAGTTGATTTGTTTGAAGCTAAAGGTATGTTGAAGAAAGAAGGCAACAGTCTTGTTTATACAACTGCTGACGGCGAGATTATCAAACAATTCCGCAAGGCCTGGGAAAAAAACGAGAAAGATGGACTAACTACAATAATGGCCGAGTGGGATAATACTACGGCCGAAGCCACCACACCAATAGAAGATACTGAGGAAGCATAATGGAAGAACAACTAATTATCGAAGTATGGGATACCTTTAGAGACTATATTCCGGAAAAAAGTCGTGAGACAGCCGCTGGTCAATTTGTTGATTTTATTATCGGCAAGGACGTAGAATTGTCAGTCCTGGAAAGTCTGCTAGGTTTTGATCCTCATCTTGACTCTGCTATTGAAGTTGCAATTGAAGAATTCAAAGACGAAGATACAGAAGATGAAGAAGATTATGACTACGGCGAGGATGAAGAGGATTACTAATGTCATGGTACTCCAAAGTAAGCAAAGACATATCACATCTTCCTGACTGTATTGACTATTTTTATAAAGAACTAGATTCTGCAAGGTATGAAGTTAAAATTCACGGTAACGTGGAGAAAGCTTCATCTCAATTGCCGGGTATTGTCGAGCAGAGATTCAACCAGCTTCAAGAACTTGAAGCTGTACTTGAATATTTGAACATTGAATTAAGACGTACACGCAGTAAAGCATTTAAAAAGTATCTAGAGAATTATCAAAGGGCACTGAGCAGTCGAGATGTTGAAAAATATGTCGATGGTGAAGCCGATGTCGTTGATATGGAAAAAATTATCAACGAATTTGCCATGCTACGTAACCAATGGCTAGGCATTATTAAGGCGTTGGATATCAAACAATGGCAACTTAGTAACATCATCAAATTACGCACCGCCGGATTAGAAGATGTAGTGTTGTAAACAAAAAGGAGACTTGCTCTCCTTTTTATTTTGTGTTATAATAAGTTAATGTATATTGAAGACCTAATTATCGCGTTGGCAATAAGTCGAAACCTGGCTATTAATCCATACGACTTAAAATTAATACATAGTTTTCATGATCAAATATCTCGAGGGTTAGGTTTTACAGAAAAACAAGAATTATTATCTGTTAAAATACTAAAACGTCAAGTATTAAAGCTAGATGCTATATTTGGAAAGCAAATTTCTCCATTTTTAGAAAATCCCACATTTAGATTGACCCGTAGAATAGTGTCTGCATCTAAAAAGATCAGTATTGTCCCTCATTCACTGTACGGAAAGGCAATCAAAGTAGAATTTCCATATAACGAAGAGATGCTGACTAGAATTAGAGCAGAAAAATCAAAACTAAACTACAGTCAATGGGATCCAGAGCAAAAATCATGGATTTTTTCGCTTGACGAGCACTCTCTCGGCCTATTGAATAAAATTGCTATTGAAGAAAACTTTGCAGTAGATGGAGAATTTGAAAATTATCAAAATCAAATTAAGGAAATTGAAAATAACATTGAGCAGTATGTTCCAATGGTTTCCTTTAATGACAAAAAACTGGAATTTTTGAATATTTCACCGAAAATTTCTCAACCTACAAATTCAAACATCGTCGAAAATTTGTTCTATGCAAGAAAATTAGGAATTTTTACATGGGACGAATTAGTTGAAGAAACGGATGAATGGAAATCTGCCGACACACTGGTAAAAAAATTCCTACAGACTGACCCAAAGGGGGAATTTTCCATAAATTTGGAAAAAAACACAATTTTTAGCATTAAAGATATTGTAAAATATTTGTCACCTGTTCTTTTTGTTATACCGGGTGGTACAGAATTAGAAAAAATAGAGCAATCTTTAGATTTTCTAAAAACACTTGGAATATCTAATGAGGAAATAAGTGTATTGTTTAGATTGCCCACTGAAACTGGTGGAAAATTCAATAATTTTATCAGAGAAAACAATCTTAACTCGCCCGTTAATGAAAATACCAAAGTAGTCTTTATTAGTAGCAAGGTTCCTAAAACATTAATCGAGAAAAAAATAAAATTTAATTTAGTTGTAAATTTTAACTTTTATAATATTCACTACTCTATTAAAAATCTGTTAAAATGGCATCATAATGTAATTCATATGATAGAAAAAAAGCAACAAAGGACTCTTGATTTTGGCAACCTGTAAAATTATTATTAAAGATGAAGTAAACATCAAGATTGAAAATTTAGATCTTGACACACGTAAGGCATTGGTTAAGAAATTCAAGTATGAGGACCCTACTGCACGGTATAGACCCAGCTATAAATTGGGGAGATGGGATGGCTCGATTAGTTTCTTTGGGTTAGGAGGAACTACTTACCTATCGATGTTACCAATGGTGCTAGAATATCTTGAATCTAGAAATTACTACATTGAAGTTGAAGATCGTCGACGTCCTATTCGGCTAGATTTTCCTGAAGTTTTTGAAGATTTTTGGGGTGATCAAACATGGCCTGAAGGACACAGATTTGCTGGGGATAAAATTCGACTACGCGATGACCAAGTTGAAGTTGTTAATAAATTCTTAGAAAATCCGCAGTGCATTCAAGAAATTGCCACCGGCTTTGGTAAGACAATTACTACTGCAACTTTGGCAAAAATCTGTGAAAAATATGGTCGAACAATCACCATTGTACCTAACAAAAGTTTAGTTGAACAAACGGAAGAAGACTTTGTTAACTGTCAACTCGACGTAGGTGTTTATTATGGCGACAGAAAAGATTTAAACAAAACGCATACTATTTGCACATGGCAAAGTTTGAATATTTTAGACAAAAAATCCAAAGATTCTAGCCGAGATTCTGAGCTATTAACATTAGCAGAATTGCTTGACGGTGTTTCTACTGTTATGGTAGATGAAGTACACATGGCCAAGGCTGATGTATTAAAAACTTTACTAACTCACAATTTGTCTAACGCACCTATACGCTGGGGTTTGACTGGAACTGTGCCTAAAGAAGAGCACGAATTTCAAGCATTACGTGCTAGCCTCGGGGAAGTAGTACACAGAGTTGCAGCGCACGAGTTGCAAGAAAAAGGTGTGCTTAGTGATTGCCATGTGAATATTATTCAGACCGCTGAGTGGAAAGAGTTTGGTAGCTACCCCGAAGAATTAAAATACCTAGTCACTGATGAAAATAGATTAAACTTCATTGCTAATTTAATTAACGATATCTCGGCTACAGGTAACACCCTAGTTCTAGTAGATAGAATCGAATGCGGAAAATTTTTAACTGAAAAACTTACAGACAGTGTCTTTATATCAGGTGCTGTAAAAACTAAAGATAGAAAAGAATCATATGACGAAATTAAGACTGCTGATAACAAGATTATTGTGGCGACTTACGGTGTGGCCGCTGTGGGTATTAATATTCCTCGTATTTTTAATATGGTTCTTCTGGAGCCCGGAAAGAGCTTTGTCCGCGTTATACAAAGTATTGGGCGAGGCATTAGAAAAGCTGACGACAAGGACTTCGTCCAAATCTGGGATCTAACGGCGTCGACTAAGTATGCCAAACGTCATCTTACACAACGGAAGAAGTTTTATAAAGATGCTCATTATCCGTTCGAAATTCAAAAAGTGAAATATTAAAATGCAAATCTTAACCCTAGAAAATAAAACATTCTATTTGAATGACTTACCCGAAGAGGTAGATGAGGATTTAAGATTCTCTGTTTTAGACAACAGTGACAATCAAAATCCTGACTATTTCTTCATTCCTCTCATCTTTCTCGAAAGTTTTACTGGACCAGCAGCAGTGCTAAAAATCGGGCCTTACGATCTCACCATGCCCTTAGATTGGTGTACAATTGTGGGCGATCCAGAAGGAC